CAGGAATGTTAGATACTTCATAAACAGGTCTTTTAACGCCAACTTTCTCTGCAATAGAAGCGTTCTTCATATAGTCATCAATTATTTGATTTGCTTTTCCTTTTGATACACCAAATTTTGGAAACACGACTGTTTCATCAAATCTAGGATTTTTAGGAACAAATGGACTAGGTAAAGTCTGACCAGTAGTTTTCTCAAGATCTTTTAGTATTTGAGAAAGCTCAGATGCTAACACTTTAGGATTATCCATTTCATCAGCAAACCCTAGTCTGTTAGTTTCTTGAAAACCAAGAAGTCTTAGTTTTGAATCAGGATTATTTTTCAATTCACGAGCCATCATCTGAAGCGATAGTGGATAACTATCACCAGATAGACTACCTGCTGGTATAAACAAGCCATCTGGTGTCTCATCGATGTAACGTGATGCTTGACGAAGGATGCTACCAACATTATGCTTACTTGCAGATAGATTTGGTATTAACTCTATGGCATCAAATTGATTCTCTACGTTTGGAACAATTGGAGAGTTTGAAAGTCTCAAATTAGCATATAAGTCAGTTATCTTGTCGCCAACATTTTTATAAAATGGATATGAATAAAATTCATCATTTCCCCATCCACCAGAGTCAACATATATTTTATTACCTACCTTCTTTAATGGATTTTCAGTAGACCTCCACAACGTCTCACCAGTTACAGGATTTATATTATTTATAGTTCCTACAGTTGTTGGTTTTGGTGAAAAAGTTGATGACTTGCCTTTATTGTAAGCGAAACTATCTTGGACACCTCTAAGCAATGATCTATTATTAAGCTCATCTATCATAGCTGCGTCATTATAGTTTGATGTCTGACGAGCATAGTGCGCTGCTAAATCTGGATCATTCTCTAGTATTCTTATAGTATCTTCATCAGCTCCTAAACTTTTGACTTTTTTTATAAACTCATCATGTTTATAGCCTTTCAAATCATTCAATTTACTACTTATAGAATTCAAATCACCAGTATAAGGCTTCAAGCCAGCTGCTTCAAGTTGTTTAGCATTCTCTTCTAACTTTGCAAGCCTCTCAAGAAGAGCATCGACTTCACCTTGTTTTGCACTTCTAACCTGTGAACTTAAGTCAAAAATGTCTCTGCCAAAGTTTCTAATATCTTTAACTTTATCAACTCCTTGCACTAAAGGAACATCTGCTGTTGCAATTTTTTCAAATTGCTTAAGACGATTTATTTCTTGTATAGCATCTAAAGTTTCATTAGCAACATTTGACACACTCATCATGTGTGGAACAACTGCTTTTCCAGCCATTCTTACAGCAGCACCAGCTGGTCTTATAAGAGGTGATGCTATCGCAGTAGCCACACCAGTTGCATCCAATACATCAAAAGTGCCTTGTATGTCTTTTGGATCGTAAGGTGTGGTTGGTAGAAATGGAGATGAACTTACAGCAGTATTAAAGAGAGATCTTTCAAATGATTTCAATTTATTTATAGGATCTTTTGCAAATCTTATAGTTCCTGGAATTCCAGTATAATCTGCTAAGAATCGATACGTATCTTCTACACCAGTAGATATATCTTGCGCAGTTTGTCCTCTTTTACCAGTGGTAGCAATAGCTCTAATACCTCTTCCTATTGGGCCTTTATCATTAAGATATTTCTTCTCTTCTTCAGAAAGAGATTGATAGAATGGATATTGTTCATCATAAGGAGTTACAACTACTTCAGGAAGTAGTCTACCTTCGTACATCTCTTCACCACCATTCTGCATACTTTTTGGTTTCCAATCCAATCCATTCTGATAGAATCTCATCTCTTGACCATTTTGTGCAGAAGGTATATCTCCACCATATTCTTTTTGAGGAATTGCATCATACACTGTTTCTGCACCAATAAGACCTAAAAGGGCTCTATTAGCCAACAGGTTCTTGTCAGTCATTTTACCAACCTTTCGAAAAGGTTCTATGTAATTTGTTCTACTCAAGCTTCCAAAAGCTTGTGGACTTAGAGCATATAATGGCTGACCTGGCTGTAAGTATTTACTGTTTCTTCTGAATGTACTTGATGCAAGTCCTCCAGCTAATCCAACACTACCTAAATTCATTGCAGCATCAAGATAATTTCCTTGACGAGCACTCATTAAAGCTTGCGCAAGATCTACTCCACTTCCAAGAATGTTTCCAGCTTTACCAACACCTTGTGCCATTGGATGAGGAATAAAGTTTCCAATCTGCATCAAGTCTGTTGCAATATCAGCAGTTGCTAACCCCTCTCTAACAAGTTCTTCCCCACGACCAGGAGCTTGTCTTAGCTGAGGTAGACTTTGTAAATATTTTAGACGTTGATATTCAGGACTCATTTTAAGTTCGAGCCCTGCAATCTTATCAGCAATTATTCCATTCTGTGCAGAAGCCATTGTCTTCTTTGCATACTTCCCTTTACTAGGAGCAGCACCAGCTACACGTGCGTATGTGAATCCTACAGCACCAGGCATAGAAGCACCATTCATTGCAACTGGGGTTACATCTTCTTTACCTTTGGCAATAATATTCATCAACTTAATTAAACCGCTTTCGCCAGCCGCTTGAATAGTTCTATCGAGTGATGCATTACCTTTTAGCTTTTCTTTAGCTCTTTCCAGGTCTTCTTTTGTAAACTCTTTTCCTTTTCTAATGTCATAAACTCCTTTATCAAACATTAGATATCGAAGAGCATTCAAGTCACTTTTGAATTCTTGAGGATCATTTCTTATATGTAAGGCTTGGGATCTTCTTATATCATCTTTTTGATTAATAGGTTGATAATTCCCTGTAACGGGATCTATGGTATAAAATGATTTATTAAACTCTGAAAACGGCAACATTGTAGACGTTATTAACGAATCTTCAAAAGGAGTAGTACTATCTATTGCATGTCCAATTTCATGAGCTAGAACAGTTTCAAACATTTCAGGAGTTTTAGTATGATCTGGATGTATGTCAATACCAAGTCCTGTATAGCGAGAAGCAGGCATTCCTTTATAATAAGATGGTTCAATTTGAATAAATCCAGGCTCTTGAACTGATTCTAATGCACCCATTCTTGATTCTCTAGCATTAGATAGCCATTCTCCCATTTGAGGATATATAGTTGACCCTTCTTTACGATAGATAGCTCCCCCTGGTACGTTTTCATAGTATCCAGTGTTCTTCATACGTCTTTCGTATTCTGGACTGGAAACCCACGACTTGTAGAATTCAGCAATATCCCATCCTGGAATATTTACATTATCTCCTGGCTTTGGTATGTACTGGGGATAGCCAGTTAGCTTATCAGGATCGTTATACTCAGTCATTATTGGAGCTGATACAACTACTTCAGGAAGGTCATATGTTTTTGCAATATTCTTATCTTTTTCCTCCCACTTCTTTTTTTCCATGTATTCAGAAACACCATTCTGAGCAATTGGAATAATTCCACCTTGCTCAAACTGTCCTCCCCACGCAGGGGAATAGTTTCTTCCCTTTGTATTATATCCTAAGCCAACAAAATCTTCTGACATGCTAACATTTGAATTGTTAGCATTGTCTGCTTTACCAAAGTTGTCTAACCATCCTTTCATATTACTTGTAAGAGATTTGTGCTGGTGCTATAATAAATTGAGAAACTAAATGAGCATCTGATCGATTATCAAGAATGTGTCTTATTTTCAATTCTTTTGCTCTCAGAGGTTCTTTCTTAAATGACCTTGATCCGTAGTCCATATTGATTTGATTCACCTCTTTATCAAGAGAAAGTGACTGACATGTTCTCACAAATAGAGGAACAGACTTATCTTTCACTACAGACCAGAATGTGTTATACTGATAGAAGTTATCACTCTTTGTGAAAGTGATTGTCTTGCTATTAGTATTCAATATAGGATATTGTACATAAGATTTCAAATTATTGATTGGTTTTGGTACAAGCTCAAGCACACCAGTGGACTGTTGTCCATTGTATAGAACAGCTTTATTAAACCAGATATTGTCAAGTTCTATTCTTGATACATCATTACTTATTCCATAAGGATCAGCAAAATACTTATACACCTTAGTATAGTCTTTTACATTTTGAAGAATCTCATCTTGATATTGATATGCAAAAGGATATTCAATAATGTATGGTTCTATGTTTCCATAGAATATGTTATAAATAGTATGATTGTTAATGTGTCTCCACAAACATGCTGTTTGAATAGTTTCTACAGGAGTGTTTTGATATTGATCCTGTGTGATAGTTGTAACAGCAAATGATTTTTGATAAGCACACTTTCCTTCAGAGGTGATGGTAACCAAGTCAACACTATTGTCTACAATATAACTCATACCAATAGACACCTCCTCAAGTGTTACACCTGAGTCAATAACATTCCCATACGCATCTGTGATGGTGAAAGGCCCTGAGTTAGGGCCTGTCTTGGTTAGCTTTATTGTAATGATCTTTGACATGTTATGATGGACATCCAATGTTTAATGTTTGTTGAATTGAAGCGTTGTATCCTCCTGGGGCAGTACAGCTTGTTATACTAGCTCCTGTATATGTATAGTACTTAACTGGTGCACCAGGAAGAACATACTGTTGACCTACGCCAAGAGTTGGTGCAATCAATGTAAATCCACTATCTGCTGGATCACATCCTGCAAGTTGATAATACGTAAGACACGTAGTGGTAGTAGTTGTAGTTGGAGGTAGAGCAAGTGTTATGTCAACATAGTTCGTACACAAGCTGTTAGACTTCACACGAACAATTGTAGTTCCTACAGGAGCAAGACTTGTTGAATAGCCAGCTAATAAAGCTGCTTTAGAAACACCTGTTACAAATGCTGTAGTGTAGCCATCTACATTAGAGAAGAGGCTAAATGGACCTGTATCTGTCCCAGCTGTGGTTAATGTTATTGTTATAGTCATATTTTTAATTTTAACAACATTTACAATTTATTTTAAGATGGTCCACAACATTCACTAATACTTCCTGTTACAGGTACTACACTTGCACTAGAAAAAGTTGGACTTGCAATTTCACCACATGTAGGTGGAGCTTCACACTGCACATCACTTGTAGCAATCAATACACTACCAGTAGTTCCTGAAGCTATGAATGTACTTTGTGTTGAAGCATTGCTATAATAAGCAGTTACATTTATATCAAATGGAGCTGGTATTTGAGTTCCACCACAACCATCATAAAACTTTATAAACGTATCTGTTGTACTTGCAAAGTAGCCAGGACAATCAAAACATTCACCCCCAGGACTTTGTACGCTTTCTATTACATAGCAATATGGAACAGCTGTAGTAGTGGTGGTAGTGGTGATGGATGTAGTTGTTGTTGTAGTGGTGGTAGGACAATTCATTTGATAACTCCAAACTGTACCAGACATAGGAGCATAAACTTTAATTATTGCAAAATTGTCACTTGCCAAGTTCTTAACAAAGGATGCTGTTCCTATTCCAGGTCCTACAATTCTTGGATATCCATCATCAGGATAAGTAGTAAGATCTGGATAAGTATTTAGTGTAATTGGATCAATTTTGCCAGTCAACGAGTTGTTGAAAGCTGATCTCATATTTCCACCAATATCATAAGAGAAAAGTCCTCTATAACCTGTATCAATAACAACGTTACCATTCCATTCTACAATATATCTATCAGGAACACTTTGAGCATTATAGTCTAAAACTACAGTTCCTGTACCAGTTCCTAATGTTACTGATTCTGTTTTTGGATAAGAAACACCTCCAGAGAATGATGAAGGTTGTCCACAATCAATTACTGGTATTGTAGTCGTAGTTGTTGTAGTTAAACTTTGAGTGGTAGTGGTAGTTGTAGTTGGAGTTAATGTGGTGGTTGTTGTCGTTGTTGTTCCACACGTTCCAGCCAAAACTTGAGTTATTTCATTTGTATAATTTGTATGTGCACTTGATTGTAAATAATACAAAGTGCTCAAGTTACCATTTATATAATAGAAGCCATTAGCATAATTTGTAAATGACCAGAATGGTTGAGGATTGATAGTATTACAATTTAGATCTACATCATATACTAAGAATGTATATTGAAGAATAGTTGTAGTTGTAGTAGTAGTGGTACTTGTTGATGTCGATGTTGATGTTGTAGTAGTGGTTGTAGTTGGTTCTAATGTTGTAGTTGTAGTCGTTGTTGTAGGCTCTAATGTAGTGGTAGTGGTTGTAGTGGTTGGTTCTAACGTAGTTGTAGTGGTAGTTGTAGAACTAGTAGTGCTAGTAGTGCTAGTAGTTGTACTAGTACTAGTAGAAGTGGTTGTTGATGTAGATGTGGAAGTGGTAGTTGATGTTGTAGGAGGTCCTACATATCCGTTTCCTGTTAAATTACAATCCAAAGATACAATTACTCCAACACCTGCCAAAGAACAGTCTATTTGCGATACAGTGGCTGTAATGTTACACTGTAGCGGAGCAACTGTTGTAGTAGTTGTAGTGGTAGAAGATGTGCTTGTTGATGTTGTAGTGGTGGTAGATGGATTTGGAACTAGTTCACCTACCAAGAAGTCAAAGTCTTCACAGCAATTGTTTTGCCCTGAATAGAAGAAGTTGTTCTCAGCAACATACCAGTTTGGAATGTAGCTGTGGAAACTTATCCAACTTTTTGTATTCATATTGAAAGACAATGTCCATGATACGTTACAGAAATAACGTTCATCACTTACATTAACCGTTTGTCTGATGGTTAGACCATTGACAACATTATTAATGTAGAACACTTGCTCCACTGGATCATAAAGAATATCTTTTGACTTTGGTGCATAGTCCAGCTTTGTGATAATCACTCTATCATATACACTATCGTAAACACCATGAAGTCCTATTCCTTTGAAGTGGTTATCAATGTTCACTTCTGGGAAACTCTTATAGATCATGAATGGTAGATGCTCAACAAAGAATCTGTTCATTCCTGATCCAAATGCAGATAAGTCAATAGCTTCTGTTCCTTGGATCAAAAACACTTGTCCACGTTTAGCATCCACTGTAACTTGACCTTGTGGAATCTTTAGCAACATCTTATGCTGACTTCCTACATATCCAAGATCAGTTTCTGCAAAATCAATAGGAGGTGCTCCTCTAAACAATAGTGGATTACCTACATAAGCAGCTTGAGGATTGCTTGTATCAATAGTCAAAAGATTATTGTACATCAATGTCTTGTTCTCAAATCTTGCAAGAATAGCTCTGTTCTGAATGCCATCAAGAGCTACTAGATTTCCATAGTTCTGTGGGAAATCAAAATAAGAAATAGCTCTGTAGATGAGCCAGTTATTCACTCTGTTGTCAGCATCGATGTTTTGAGCATCAGAATAGATAGTTCTGAATGGGTAGTTTGTAAAACACAATCTACTCTCCCAATCAGGAGGCAAGTGAGTAAATGTATTCTCTTTATTTTGCTTAGAGAACGTTGTATTGTAATAGTATGTATTGTCCTGTGCAATAGGCACAAAGCTCTGTTGCAACCAGTCATCTGGAATGTCTGTACTAACATGTGGCCAGAAATCCCCTTCTCTATTATTGAATGCTTGTCTTAAATCAACATTGTAAGAGCTTTCACAATAGAAGTTTGGAATACCGTAGGCAAACAAGTAGAAATAGCCATCATAGTATGTAACAGTTGAACTTGCTGTCACTCCACCAGAACCACCTGGAGGGAATGTTGTACTAGTGGTAGTAGTGGTAGATGTAGATACAATCACATCTGTTCCCACTTCATTAGGACAATCAAAGTTATGTGCCTTGTAAGAAATGATGTTTGCCATCACTCCTTGTCCAGGAATGCTGTAGTTCTCGAGAATAGATCTCGCAGAATGCCAGTATCTAGGGTAGGCAACGTTACCTATCTCATCATAGAAGATATCGCTATCATCAGGAGCATTTACTCTATTGTCAATAAAGAATGGAAGCTTTGTCTTGAATGCGAATCTACTAATGAATGTATCGCCACCAAACACAGTGGTGGATGGATTAGGTGAGTTAATTATATATTGATAACCTGTATCAATTGTTTCGTATGAATAGATTTGTCCCCACTGATTAACAACTGAGTTTTTCAGTGATGCATAATATGAAACAACCTGTATAGGCTCTTCTTTAGCTGGAGTTGAGCAGTTGCCTATTTCTGAAATAGTGAATCTTGATCTATCTGTAACAATGCTTGTGATTCCAGAAAGCATGTTAGGGCTCTTGTCAGGATAAGGAAGTGCTGTAGTGTCTATGTTTGTTTTCATAAACACAGAGCTTTCTCTGTTCCAGTTATTGATAGGAAGATCATCTCCTACAGACTGAACGCCAGGAATTAAATATCTGGCTATGTCAAGTTCTCTTTGTTTGATTCCCTGATTATCAGGAATACCTACGCCATAGTTGTAATCAGCAATAGAGTTAAAAGAGTAAGCATAATTCTTTCTAGTAATGCCATTGATATAAATAGTTAAATAAGACTGATATGCAGTGAACATGGCTGTTGCACTAAATGGTGTAGTGATACCACCAAGTCTTGCAGAACTATCAAGAGCAGCCTTCTGAGCAGCTACAGAGAGCAACTTATATTTAGCATTATCCCTCACCTCAACAAAGTGAGCTTTACCAGTACCAAACATTACACTCTCAAGCTTGAGAATGTCTGCTAGGAATGGTTGACCAAATGATGTCTCTGGAGAGTTAAAGATTTGTCTGTATCTATTCTCATCTGTAAAACCATCTAGTAGTGTTGTACCACCACAATTTGCATCAGATCTTACTTGTGCAATTCTTCTTATTTGAGCATCTGCACAACTAGCTGTACATATTACTGCTGTATCAGCAACTACTTCAACAGTATCTTCAGTATCACCAACACTCAAAACTGTTGGTCCTAAGAATCTATCATCATAAGATGCTGTAAATGTTGCACCAAGAGGAGCATCAAGTGTATATACATCGTAGTTAGCATATCCTACTTCTCCTCCACCAATGTTGAATGTTGGCTTACCAACAGAGCAAATCACATCATCTTGTATAGACGTGTAGTCTTTGTATACAAGTTTATTGTTCTCACAAGAGTAATACTGCACTCGAGCCAATGGAGAACCATCAACTGGATTTGTACCAAGACTGGTAATGTAAACATCAAATGGTTCACATTGACTCTGGTAAGCATTATTAGTTGTTGTAAGAAATGGATCTTCGTTAAGATCGTTGTATGGATAGTTGGGGAAGTAGAAGGATTGTTCTTCTCTTGTGTATTCACCAACGTTTCTAAGCATACCCTTAGCAACAATAGACTTATTTACACTTCTATCGCCACGTACAATCTTGAATCCTACAATATCAGCTTTCTGATCGTCTGCAAGATTTGATGCATTGATAAGGTTTAATATCTGTTGAGGGTCAATCTTTACACCAATAGGAAATATAGCATCATTACCCATCACCATTGCTTGTGATGAAGTGAATGTTTTACTCTCATATATTGGAGAGATGTTTACATCTGGGAACTTGTGGTGTCTGATTCTTTGTCCTGCAAGGTCTCCCCACACGTCTTTGTTACATGGGTATTCTTCAATAGATTCCCAATAGGCAAATTGACCAAATTGATATGGTCCTTTGTAAGCAGCATTACTTGAATATTCTGGAGAGAATCCTGAGACAGAAGCTGTGTTATAAATCTTCCAATACGGTGAATCATGTGTAACTGGATCAGGGTTTCCTATAAAGTCTGGATCTGTTTCAGGAATTCTTGGAAGCAATTGTTCATACTGTGTAATTGCTCTTCCTGGAATATGAAATCCATCTGTTTGTTTTCCGTTCTTCAACAAGAATACAATCTCAAAAGCATACACTTCATCACGAAGATATCCTCTGAGATTCGTTGCGTTTATTTCGTTTGCATAGTTTTCTGTTGGAGGGATTCTCCAAGTTTCCCATTGCAATGTAATCTGGTTAGCAACTTGTTGATAGTTGATTCTATCAATAGATGTAAGCTGATCCCATACAAGAACATCTTGTACAGCTGTCAAGTCTTGAGCAATCTCGTAGAATGGAAACTTCTCAAATATGTCTTGTATTACAAGATTGATTGTAAACTGTCCTGTGTAAGTGATTTGCTGATTGTTGTTATCAATAAAATACGTACCAACCAAATCAACAGATGTTACACCATTGATGGTTTTAATCACAGCCAAATTGAAATACTCAAACTGTCCAGACACATCAAGGTTGTCAACATTGACAACAATTGATTTTCCTACAGGATAGTTGAAGTTAGGAGTTGTTACAAACTCATCAGCAATAGGTGTGGGATTAGTAACTGAGTAGTAGGAAGTGAATGGATTACCAGATGGATCAGAATACTGTACAGCAAACTGATATGTACCAGCAATAAGATTACCTCCACTGATAACATCAATGATTGTTAATTCAGGGATGTTAAAATTAGGCTGGAGCTTGAGTTGATTACAATCAAGATCATCTGTGTAAACAGGGCTACATAAAGCAGTTCCAGATCTAAGTATCTTAGGGATGTCATCAATGTCTAGATATCTTCTAGGATTGTAACCATCTGTCCAATAGATTTCTGTATTACAGTTAGAAATTCTATGAACAATCTTGTGTACTGGATAGTTGATGTTGAAGTTTAAGCAAGGAGCATTGACAAGAACACGATATTCACAATCGTTATTATCCATATATCCTATCTGACTATCTCCTGTGTTTGGATTAGTAATGAAGAATATATGTTTGTTTTTCTCTATAATAAAGTGCTCACCTATAAGCACGAAGCCTTCAGGGAAACGAATACATAACTCGTTACCAGGCTCGTTCTGATAGTTTACAGAATTGGAATCAAAGTTTTCAACAGCAGCGTTAAGAGCATAAGTTAGCCTACCTTTCTGAACTTGATTTAGAGACTGATCTAGATTAAGTCCTGTAGTGGCATTATTATACTCCTGTTTAACATTACCTTGATCACCATTGATGATCTGTTTTATTTTGTCTAACTCGTCTGCCATAACTTATTAGTTGTTACGTCTCCTACCGTATCTATTAGTTCTGTTAGGAAGCTCGTACATATTGAATTTATTCAATTGTTGTCTTATTCTACGCTGCTTAGTCCAGACATCTTGTTTCTTAATCTCAATATCTGCCATGATGAATGCTTCGTCAGAAAGACTTTTGTAATATACAAGTTTTTGCTGAAGTTGATTGAATGTCTCATCATTGGTTTGATTGACAAGCATCTCAAACACTTTGTATTTGATGAAGTGTTCTAGATACTCTCTAATACGATAATTGTCAGGAATAAGCTGGTTTCCAAGACTGTCGTAATCTTGAGCATAGAAAATGAGATGGACAACACCATTTCTGAAATTCGTAACGAATTTGTTGTCTCTAATATCGAATGAGTCATAAGTAGATGATCCTGGTGTAAAGTTGTTCAATGGGGCAACTCCTTGTCCGTACATCTCCCAGTTCTCTGTGTAGTTAACATCACATTGCTGTCTTGCAGAAATGTTTCCTGGCTTGAGAAGATACATTCTTTGATATGACATTGCTGCCTCATTATTTGTCTTGTAGACAGTTTGCATAAACTCAGGCATACAAGAGCCATCACATCCTACATTTCCACAACAAGGACTTGCAATAGAACAGTCTGTAGTGATGGGACTAACTTGTATTGTGGTTTGTGTTGCTGCTTGAGAGTAGAATGAATTAGCTGTCTGATATGGGAAACCATTAATAACAGTACACATCCATGCTTCTCTAACAGCATAGAAGTTGTCTGGGAGTCTTGCTTCAAAGTTATCAACAACAAGAGCTGTCTCAGCTATCACGTATGTAGCTCTTCCCAACTTTCTAAGACATTTATCTAGATAGGTGGGGAATAACAAATCGTCTACAGCACCTGTGTCAAAGTAGCTCTTAAGCTCTTCCTTAACAGTTGCGTAGATTGGATCTGGACTTACGAAGTTAAATTTGTAGTAATAGCTCATCTTTAATTAAGATTCCATGTTGCGTAAATGTGTTGATACTTCTCATCAGATTTAATGTACTTAGTAATCAATCTGGAGTTTTCTCTTGTTGGTTTAAACTTCCAGAAACTAGAAAACTTAAATCTGCATGATCTTCTAAACCACTTCCATCCAAAGAAATATCCTTCTGTATGGTAGTTAAAGTTGTAGATGTATTTTCCTTTCTCTCTAGTTTTTTGCCAGTCAATTGGTAAGTTTATATACTCCTTACCATCGACCACTGTAACTCTCACTCTTTTCTTTTTATTCACTGCAAACTCTCCTAATCCATTTGGAAGCTTTAACTTCTCCCCTGTCTCAAGCATGTGTTCAGTGAACATTTTATTAAACCCATAGACAATCTTCTTCCAGTCTTCGAAGGAGATGTCTATTTCAGGTTTCTCACTCTTGAAATTCTTGTAGTTTTCTTTTGAGGCACTTCGCCAGTCTTTTGCTACTCTCATCTAAACTGTGGTGAGTTAGGTGATTGACCATCTATTCCATCATCAGTCATGTCAGTCTTCAGGTTGAAATAGCTTTGAAGTAGTTTCTGTGATGTCAAATCAAGCACTTGCTTCTCTAGATATCCTGGAAGAGCAAACTCTTTATCTAAAGGATTCTGACATAGTTGATCAGTGGTGTAGCTTGGAGTTCCACATCCGCACTCTGGATACATGATATCATTAGGAACATCTTCTTCAAACAGAGCTACAAAACGTACAGCTTGTAATGCTGGATTGCTGACATAAAGATAACCATTTGAAATCCAGAAATACTCTTCTTTTCTAATAACAGGAAGTTTTAATAGGTTGAGGTAACGATTGACAGTTATCTCCTTCATCTTCTTACCTTGTCCAGACATTGCATTTATTGAATAAACACCTTGAATGACATATTGATAATTTCCTTCAGATATTCTAGGAAGTTGATACGTTGATCTAGCAACAGAACAAGGATCTGCATAATTGCAGCATTCTGAGATGGGCACCTCGCACATTTCCAGACATGGAATGGTTGTAAAAAGTGTATCTGTCGCCCAGAGTTTTCTTAGATTGGTTTCTCTTTTTATCAACAATAGTGCATTATTTCGCACTTCAGAGGCAATTGCTCTATCTGTAATGAGACTATCTGTTGATATGATCTTGTGCGTTGCACGCACGTCAGATACTAATTTTCTTAATGTTGACATTTTGTGTTCCTGATTTCCAGAGTTATATGTACTCAAATTTAATCATTTTTCCAAATAAAAACTCCCAGACACAAAATGCCTGGGAGAAACCCTACAAAACCAATAAAGTAGAGTTTATTTGAATTTAGTTTACAGTGGTACAGAAGTAGTTGTAGTTGTAGTTGTAGGACATACATAAGGTCCACAAGCTGGTAATAAACTAACATCTTGTAATGCAGTTACTACACCACCTATAATAGTAGCAACATAAATTGGTGGTGTAGTGCTTGGATTTGGAATTGATAAAGGAGCATTTGGAGATTGAATGTAATTACCTGAACCAGTTAATGGTGCACCAACAGAATTATACAATTGAGCCCCAACTACAAATCCAACATTTGAATAATAATATACAGCAGTTGCTTGTACTAGAACAAGTGGATTATAAGCTTCTAACCAATCACACTTTACTTCACTTGGAGTTTTACTTTGCCAGACAACCGTACTTCCACAAATATTTCCAGCATATGTTAAATTCATTTGTTCAAGAGTAGGAGCACCTGATGTAGTGGTCGTTGTAGTTGTAGCACCTATCACTACATCAATGTAGTTTGTACAAACTCCACTACTTATTATTCTCACTGTTGTTGTACCAGCTGGAGCAATTACAGAATATCCTGCTAATAGAACTGCTTTGCTTACGCCTGTAGCAAAAGCAGACACAAAGCCATCAACATTTGAATAAAGGTTGAATGGTCCTGCGTCTGCTCCAGCTGATGTTAGTGTTATGAATACGTACATGCACTTTTAGTTTAATTGTGTTATTAGCAAGAAGTTGCTGCGCTTAACACTCCGCCACCTGATACTGTCCATTTAGTACTCAAGTTGGTTATGTAAATATAACCACTATAAGTAGTTGTTAGACCAGTATTAGTGTATAAAACTACACCATTAGCTAGTACAGGAACAGATGTATACAATGGAGACAACAATACAGCTGATGTACAAGGGCTAGCAATGTTTACCAATCCTCCTAAGTACCAAGTATAGTAAGGAGCTCCTGTGGTAGTGGATGTAGATGTGCTTGTTGTAGACGTACTAGTTGTTGTTGATGGAGGAGGTGGCGTAGGAGTAATAATCTCTTTAATTGCCAAAATCTGTGCATCAATTATTTGAAGAATTGTTGTCAAATCTTCACAACTCTGTATCCCTGTTCCTGGAAGGTTGGGACCAACATATTTGACTTGCGATGTTGATAGCAATTCATTTCCAGGATCACTACATCCACAAGGATCAAGCGATCCACATCCTAAGCATTTATTATTTTGTACCATGATATTATGGGATGTACATGATATAATAAGCACCAATTGTAGGCTGGATGTTGTTGTGTGCCACTCCACCACCTGTAGGACTAACAGTTACGCTAGTTGTAACATTCACTGTAGCATTATTAGTTGGCCCAAGATCAGCAGTTCCTGATGTACTCTTAAGATTATAGGAATAGTTATTACCTGCATCAAATAGTGTATCAAGTGGACTTGTACTAGTTAAATCACCAATGTTAGCACCACTTTTAGCAATAAAGTGTGAGTGTGGATCAGCAGTGGATGTAGCTGTTGCTGTATGCGTGTGAGAAGGAATCTCTGTAGCACTTAGCGTTACAGCATTTTGACCAGTGGTGAAAAACAGAGTGTAGTTTGGATTAGCTCCTCCAGGGTTTACAGCAGGATTCATTGTTCCTCCACCCATTCCTGTAGTTACACCAGCTGTAACACGTCCTCTCTTATCTGGTGTTCCATTACTTCCGTTACACAAAAACACATCAATAAATTGACCAGAGCCTGCTCCTGTAACATCAAATCCTGTAAGAGGTCCATAGTATTCATACGCTACGTAT